TGGAAAGAAGCGTTTCCTGTGGCTGATGTCGTAATTGGCAACCACGACCGTATCGTTATGCGCAAGGCGTTCAGCAGTATGATTCCCAGCGTTTGGATTAAGAGTTTCAACGAGGTGCTGGGTACAGAATGGAATTGGTCACACAGCGTAGAATACGATGGTGTGCTGTATATTCACGGAGAAGGTGCTACGGCAAAGACACGGGCTAAAAATGAAATGCAAAGCATAGTTCAAGGACATAGACATACCGAAATGGAAGTGGTGCATTTGACTGGTAAAGAACATATTTTTGGAATGCAAACGGGTTGTGGCGTTGATGCAACAAGTTATGCTATGGCTTATGCCAAGAACTACAAAAAGCCTGCATTGGGTGTGGGTATCGTAATTGGAGGTAAGGTGGCATTTAACTATCCGATGGTCTAAAACTTATATTAGAAAGTGATGATTCAGTTAGCCAATTACGAAGAAAGGACATTCTATGTAGTCCTAGGTCAAATCGTTACGACGTGCGATGTCAAGTTCATCTTCCAAATGACCGAAGAGGAATTTGATGTAACGCTTACTCCCGTTTCCAGTACAGAACGCGCCACCAAATTTGCCTTTACAGCGACAGGGTATCCAGAGGGGCAATACATCGTTCAGTTTAATGTGTCTGGTAGTACGCTTGCTACCGTGGCTGGATTCGTTACGGGCAATCCGATTTTTGCCACGAGCCAGTACAATACGTACAATGACGACGGAACGTCTACTACGTATGTTCCAAGTGACGACCAAGGCTTAGTTCCAAGCGTAAGTCAAAAACTTCGGGTAAGTACGGTAGACTTGAATACTGACGTTTCATACGTGCGGTATTTGAAGGTCACAAACGGAACGCTTACGGATAATGGCGATAACAGCGTCACCATAAATACGTCTGGTGTAGATACGCTAGAAGCGTTGACGGATGTCTATATCGAGGACGTGGAGAATAATCAGATTATTCAATATCAGGGATTTTCAATCCCAGGGTCTCCAGCGGGATGGAAGAACCGTGTATTGCAATTGGCTTCTTTAAGCGATACTAAAGGCATACCCACGGAAGGAAAGTTTTTGAAATATACTGGAGGCTTTTGGCAACCAGAGGACGGAAACGCAAGTTCCCTAAATGATTTAAGCGACGTAACCATTACAACTCCAATCACAGGAAACGTCCTTAAATACGATTCCAGTTTAGGTTGGTATAATACCAATCTCCCTACTCCCTCACCGCCTCCAAGTACGACCGACCAGCTTCCAGAGGGAGCGACCAACCTTTACTATACCGACGCCAGAGTATCTGCAAGCCCAGCGGTTGTACTCAACACCGCAAAACGTAGCTATCCTTTGGTCGACGAAACCAAGTTAGCCAGCATTGCTACGGGAGCAACGGCAAACCAAACAGATGCGTATCTGTTAAGTCGAACAAATCACACTGGCACACAAACTGCAGCTACTATCAGTGATTTTGACACGGAGGTAAGTAACAACACATCAGTCGTAGCCAACACTGCAAAACGCAGTTACCCTCTTGCCGACGAAACTAAATTAGCGGGCATTGCTACTGGGGCAACTGCGAACAGCCCTGACGCCACATTGCTCGACCGAGCCAATCACACTGGCACACAGACGGCAAGCACCATCTCTGATTTCAGTACGGCTGTTGATACTCGCATCGCCCTTGCACGAGAACAATATCAGGTTGACGAATTCATAACCGACCGAAACATCACTATCGGCTCTGCCGTCAGTCAGTCGTCTAAACTCGTATGCGACGTCATTAACGACTCCGTAGCTTCAAGGAACAACGCTAACGCGAAGAATATGCTGGGATGGCATCTTGGCAGTGGCGTCTGCGTCTTACAAGGAATGATAGATTTGCAAGCGTCTTTAACAGCGTCACCTGGTCAACCGCTTTGGTTGGGAGCGTCTGGTACATTGAGTAACACAGCACCAACCACGGCTACCGAGTACAGCCGAATTTTAGGATACTACGTAGGCACTGGACAAGGTGGCGAAGTAATGGTTTACTTTAACCCAAGCCCAGATTGGGTACAAATTGACTAACGATGGGAGAAATAAGCGGAGTCCCAGCAGCGGACATCAACAACGTAGACGGATTCTTTACGACGCAAGGTGGAGGGTCGTCAATCACAGCTAATCCTATAGCCAATTCTGGGGAACTGCAAATATCAGGAGCAGGTGTAATCTGGTCAAACCCTGACGTCGGGGTGGAATTTAACCGAGGGCAGTTATTTGCTAACCACGGCTTTGTCAAAATCCAAGCCTCGTACAACCAAGCTCAATTCTTTGCAATCAAGAACGACGGAACGCTATGGTACTGGGCGCAGAGCGTGACGAACTTAAGTGGACAGTTTTTCACTGTCGATTCTCAATGGCATCAGTACGGGGTAGACACCGACTGGACAGACATCACGGGGGGTCAAGTTTCCTGGGGTGCAGTTAAAGGAGGGGTGCTGTATTTTCTTGGGTCAGGCACATACCGCCAAGCGGGCAACGGAACTACAAGTAATTACGGTAATTGGGTAGTCGTAGAAAACACCAAAACTTGGGTGCGCTATCAGATGGGTTACCGAATGAGCATTGCGATAACCAACACAGGCGAAGCTTGGTCAACCGGCTACGGATACGAATATCAGACTGGACTCAACACAACAGGCACAATCAACGTTTGGACACGAGAAAAAACGCTTGCCAGTGATTGGGTAGATGCCGCCTATGGTTACCGATGTGGATTCTGGCATAAGAGCAACGGAGAGGTCTGGTTTTCAGGAAACAACAGCAACGGCGTAGCCGGTCCTCAGGTGTCAGGAACAGCTTCCCAAAACGGTCCTGTCCTTGCCCACGCCAACACCACCTACGTCATCCAAAAAATCTTTAACGCTTTTTATAGTAGCAGCATCCATCTTGACAGCACTGGATACTTGAGGTTTTCAGGGACAGGCAATAACCGAACCAGACCAGACAACTCAACGGGCAATGCTGTCAACGGCGGACTGCAACTGACTGGGGCGGGCAATCTTTGGACACACTACGAAGTTGGAGACCATTCAGGTTCAACAAGCAGCCCAATGGGCATCGCAGTTAAGAGCGACGGCGAGTGCTGGATAGGAGGAACTGGAACCACAACTTTTCACCAAGTCTATGGATTGACGCCAGCGCAAACTTGGAACAAAATAGCGGACAACGTAACAATCGCGACCATCGCAAGGTCAAGCAGAATAGCACACGGATGATACAAGGAAATAAATACACAGTAGCCGTCAGTGAAGACACTGATTTTTTTGAGGGCTGGACAGACCCCAGAGTGCCTAACTTGGTGTTTTTGTACGACCAAGAAAGTATCGAAGACTGTGAAGAAATTGACGGGATATACTACGCAACGTATGAGACTTGGGACGTAACTGAAGCGCAGCAAATGACGTATTTGAAGGACGGAGTAGAAACTACTGTTACCATTGAAGTAGGTGAGTACGGCAAATTGCCTCAGCTATGAATCAAACCCTCTTAGGAATCCTCCAGTACTTCAACGGTACTCCCCCGCCGTACAATCCCGTTTATGACCTCAACGGGGACGGATTTATTACGATACTTGACCTCCTGCAATATCTCGCTTTATGATAGCAATCTTTACCTTTTGTAAGTTTATATTGTAAGATGTACGAAGACACACGGTATGAAAACTAAACTTGGAGTAGTAGACTATATGCGGTACGAGAAACCGCTGTTTTATAGCGATTCAAACAAAGACTGGGTATTCTTTGGAGAAGACAATCTTTACCCAAACTACCTCGACGACTTGTTTATTTCAAGTTCTATTCACGGAGCAATTGTTACGGGTAGTGCTGATATGATTTACGGGGAAGGATTAGAATCAGACGGTAAAGATGAAAACGTAGACCAATGGTTGAAGCTAAAGGGATTGTTTCGTCACAATTGTTTGAAGCGTGCAGCGTTTGATTTAAAGCTATATGGCAACGCTTACTTGCAAGTGATTTGGTCGCAAGACCGTAGCGTCATAAGCGAGGTATACCACGTCCCAGCAAGTACAATTCGTTGCGGCAAGGCAGACGATAACGACCAAGTAGAAGTGTATTATCACAGCACGAACTGGATGGATTGCAACAAGTCTACGTTTAAGCCAACTCCTATCCCGCGCTTTAACACTAGTGACCGCACTGCGCCTAGCCAAATCCTGCACATAAAATCGTATAGCCCAGTCAGTTTTTTCTATGGCTTGCCTGATTATGCTGGAGCTGCTTCGTACATCGAACTCGACAAAAACATAGCTAAGTTCCATCTTTCTAACATATCAATGGGGCTATTTCCCAGTATGTTGATTAGCTTCAATGGAGGCATCCCGACAGATGATGAGCGCAGAGATTTAGAGCGTTTGATTTATGACAAATTTGGTGGCGCAAGCAACGCAGGCAAGATTCTTATGACTTTTAATGATGGTCAAGATTCCGCACCTACGGTTGAGCCTTTCAACTTAGCTAACCCACACGACACTTATATTTTCTTAGCCAAACAAACCTTTCAAGAAATTTTGTCGGGTCACCGTGTGACCAGCCCTTTGTTGTTTGGGCTGCGTTCAGAAGGTGGAGGCTTTGGAAGCAACGCCGATGAAATGAAGGACGCATACGACCTATACAGCAAGACGGTAATTGAGCCGTTCCAAAATATTTTGCTAGAAGGTATCGAGCCTTTGCTTGCGACCAACAGCATCATTTTAGACGTATACTTCAAAGACCTCGTGCCAGCGTCGTTTATGGAACAGAAAGCCGAAGAAGAGAAGGTAAAAAAAAAAATCTTTTCGGAGCAACCAATACGCATCAACGAGACCCAAGGCTCAATTTGGTTAAGTCATCTAGCGGACAAGGATGCTCCACTGCCGAAAGAATTTTTTCTGCTGAAAGAGGAAGTAGTCAACGACACGTCCGATGACAAACGACTGCACACGAAATACGAATTTGGTCTGGAGGATTATTCTAATTATGACCTCGTTTCTGATTGGGGCGATGTCGTAAGTCCACAGGGTAATTTGTTTGCTGTGCGCTATCAATATTTTAAAGCTACCAGTAAACAGCCCGTAGGTGACAGTCGTGACTTTTGTATTGAGATGATGGATTTGGCTGATGGTGGTGTACAATACCGTTACGAAGACATTGCTAATATGAGTTCGGACGGGGTGAACGGACAGTTTGCGGCAGCGGGACAAAGCACGTATGATATTTTTGAGTGGGCTGGCGGAAAGAACTGCTACCACGGATGGAAAAGACTTATATATGTATATGTACCAGATGGTCTTCCAGATACCACGGATGGGCTGTACGAGGATTGGGACGCAGTTATGCAGCGTGTCGGAAACAATCCATACGTAGTTCAAAAAGGAGACGAAGCTATCGCACCAATTGACAAGCAATAATGGCTACACTGTATATCAACGCTTCGCGTATAAAAAAAGACACAGCATTAGGTTCTGCTGTCGATGACAACTTGTTGCATCCGTACATTTTAATTGCTCAAGACCGTTGGATTCTACCAGCTTTAGGAACAGATTTAGACGACAAGCTGAAGCAGGACATTATTGACTCTACGCTTACAGGCAACTACGAAACATTGGTGACGGAATACATCCAGCCTACTTTGGTTCAATTGGCATTTGCGGAAGTCGCATATGTGATGAGGTTGCGATTCTCAAACAACAGCGTCACTTTGATTAGTAACGAACAAGGCACTAGCGCAAGTGTATCTGACATAAAGATGGTGGTACAAAAAGCAACGGAGATTGGTATGTTTTACCGTCAGCGTTTAGTAGATTACTTGTGCCATAACACAGCGTTGTTTCCTGAATACGCAACTAACACGGGAGCAGACCTGCATCCGTCACGGCACAACTATTTTGGTAATCTCAATGTCGACAGAAACAGACTACTCAGCAACAAAGAAATCAGAATCGCGCAAGGTATCGGCATCAAAGATTACTAAGCGGATTAGGAACGAAGCGAAATTGATAGAATACATAAAGAAATGGACTACAATTTAATTGCTGTCATTATCGGGGCGGTCGGCGGTATCATTGCAACTTGGGTCAAGATGACAAACGAAGTAACGAAAATTAAGAGCCGCCTATACTCGCTCGAAAAGCAAGAAACCAAGGTTCAAGAGACGCTAGATGTGTTGGTGAGTGGCATCAACGAAATCAAACTATTGCTGGCTAAAAAAGGCATAGAGTGAGAACAATAAACAAAGTCATCCTGCACTGTTCGGATACAATCGAAGGTGCGCATATCAACGTTGATACCATCCGTCAATGGCACGAAGCACGAGGATGGGATGACATTGGATACCACTACGTAATCTACCTCGACGGCACAATTCATAAAGGTAGAGACCTAGACATAGTAGGTGCGCATTGTCGAGGCAACAACAAAGACTCCATTGGAGTTTGTTACATAGGTGGGCGTAGTGGCAAGGAGAACAAACCAGCAGATACTATGACAGCCCAACAAGAGTTAGGTTGGTTACAGTTGTGGTATGCGCTAAAGACTTTATTCGGTAACATCAAATTACACGGTCATAACGAGTTCAGCGAAAAAGCGTGTCCTTCGTTTGACGTACAAGAGAAATACAAATTCCTAATCAATGAATAATTTTTTCCTCGAAAACTGGGCTGAAATTTGCCTCATCGTTATTACGGCGGCTGGCTCATATACAGCTCTCACTGAATCGACCAGAGACGATAAAATCGTAGACGTGCTGAAGCGTATTTTAAACGCGGTGGTACTTGGTCGTAGCAAACGAAATAAGTAACTTCGTCATTACAAGAGTCATTGCCTTGTAGATTTTTTCCTTTGATAAGCGAAAGCCCCTGCCTAACGAGGTAGGGGTTTTTTTGTGCCTTACCCGCAAACCCGTAAAATTCCCGAATTTGATTTAAGGCTGTTTTTAGCCCCATAAAGCGACTTTACCTTAAGGCTGGACTCCTAGTACCTTTTTTAAAAGATATTAAAAAAGTCAATGAATTCAAGGGTTACAGAGGCATTTGTTAAAATTACGAATTGACGTAGAATTACGGAGTATATGTGTATATTTGCATAAATCTTTAAACAAGGGCAATGAAAATTAACAAAGCAAAAGAAGTAGTTAGACGACTACTGATTCAGTATCCTGAACTGCGGGATAACGACTATCGCCTGCTGGCAAACGTGTGGAATATAGAACTGCGTCGTCACAACGTAAAAACCACGGAAGCTACGGCTATGGATTTCCTGCATATGCTTGCTTCTGGACAACTGACGAATTCAGAAAGCATCCGACGTATGCGAGCAAAGTTGCAAGAAGAAGAACCCGCTTTGCGTGGGAAGGCATATGAGAAACGCCACAAAAGTTCATCTAACGTAAAAAACGATTTGGGTTATGCAGTATAATCAAGAAGAAAC